GTTCTTGAGTTGCTAAAGCAGAATCACCTACAGCAACACTTCGGCTACCATCTATGTTTGTGCTTAAAGCATCCATTCCTAAAGCTACGTTTTTACCACCAACAGTATTGGCATTTAAAGCTGAAGTACCAACTGCTACGTTTCTTGTGCCAGTAGTGTTTGCGAATAAAGATGAATTACCTACAGCAGTATTATTACTTGCTGTAGTGTTGTTAAATAAAGCATTTAAACCCAAAGCAACATTGCTACCACCTGTGGTGTTAGTAAATAGAGCTTTCCTACCCAAAGCTACGTTATTACCGCCTGTAGTGTTAGCAACAAGCGAACTAAAGCCTACCGCTGTATTCTGATCACCAGTAGTAATCGCAGTACCTGCTTCATCGCCTACGACAGTATTAAAATTACCACCGCTTGCAATGCTGTTACCTGCGTTTACACCCAATGCTAAATTGCTTGTTCCTGCTGTGTTTGTGGCTAAATGAGTATTTGCATCAATATACGTTCTTGTAGCGCCGCCTGCCGCAAAAGCTAGATTGTTTGTACCTCCTCTCAGAATTCCTGTGTCTGTGTCAGAAGCAAAAGCAATAGCAGGTGCAGAGCTTGAACCGTTTGCAATGGTTATTACGCCATCAACCGCTAGAGTACTCGCCATATCTACAGCGCCATCAATGTCCACGACATCAAGGTTTGTTGTTCCTGCAACATCTATAGCACCCGACACATCTAATGTGGCCGCGTCAAGTTCTCCAGTAATGGTTAAGTTCCGTATGCCTGTATAGTCTTTGTTACTATCTAGGATTACTGCCTTAGAAGCTACTGCTGTACCTACTGCTGTACTGCCAATGTCAAGAGCATTTAGTTCGCCTACTACTGCTGTGATACCATCTAGTGCGTTTAGCTCTTCGGGTGTAGAAGTAATTTGTGTATTGCTTGCTACAGCTAATACAGGAACTGTACCTGAGACATTCGGCAATGTAATAGTCCGATCTGCTGTAGCGTCTACAGAGGTTAGAGTTGTTTCGTGTGCATCGGCTGTAGCGCCTTCAAACACAACAGCATTGTTAGCACTCATAGTAACTGAGTCTACAGTACTAAGTGTGCCGCTAACAGAAATGTTAGTTGCAGAAAGAGTGCCTGTGCTTGGGTTGTATTTTAAATCACCATCAGACTCTAAGCCTAAGTTACCGCCGTCTAAGTCGCCACCCGCCGTGAAGACAATAGCGTTGTTTTCGTTTGTGCTTTCGTTGTCAGTGATTGTAACGGTTGTAGCTACTGTAGCAGTGTTTACTGTAGTTCCCGCAATAACACTTGCTAAAGCTGTACCATTTACAGTAATTGCATCGGCTTCTAAAGTTCCGTCAACGTCTACATCGCCTGAAATGTCTAAAGAGGCGGCAGTCAAAACACCTGCAACCGCTAATGTACTTGCCATGTCTACAGCACCATCAATGTCAACCACATCAAGGTTTGTTGTGCCGTCTACGTCTAGATCGCCATTAAAGTCAACATTACCTGCTACTGCAAGTGTTGTAGCCATGTCTACTGCGCCGTCAATGTCAACAACATCAAGGTTTGTAGTACCGTCTACGTCTAAGTCGCCGTTAAAGTCTACATTGCCTGTAACAAGCAATGTAGTCGCCATGTTTACAGCACCGTCAATGTCCACAACATCAAGGTTTGTAGTACCGTCTACGTCTAGGTCGCCGTTAAAATCTACGTTACCTGCTACTGCAAGTGTTGTAGCCATATCTACCGCACCATCAATGTCAACAACATCAAGGTTGGTAGTTCCATCTACATCAATGTTTCCAGAAATATCAAGGCTTGTTCCTGTCAATACACCTGTAACGCCAAGAGTACCTGCAATAGTTGCGTTTACATCTACATCTAGTGTATCTATGTGTGCAGTGCCATCAAGATACAAGTCTCTCCATTCCTGCGAAGAGCTTCCAAGGTCAAATGCACTATCAGTATTAGGAATAATATTACTGTTTACGTCTGCGCCAAATACAACATTGTCACTTGCCGCGTCACCTAGAGTAAGCGTACCGCCATTAAGCGTTGTAGTACCAGTAACTACAAGAGTTCCACCGATAGTTGTGTTGCCTGTTACTCCTAGAGTACCTGCAATGGTTGCGTTAGCGTCTACGTCTAAGGTGTCTACGTGGATTGTTCCATCAAAGTAGCCGTCTTTAAACTCTAAAGAACTTGTACCTAAATCTATATCACTATCAGTAACAGGAACAATTGCACCATCTTGAATGCGAATCTGCTCGACTGCTGAACCACCAACCTCTACAAAGACTCCCCAACGATTGTTAGAACTGTCTACTACAATCTTGTTTAAGAAGTTCTGATCACCAATTGTATGTATGTTACCACCTTCAGCCGCACCGCCATCGTGTTGGTGTCCGGTAGTGCCAGTAGTAGTGTATGCAAACGCAGATACAAGTTTATTGTATTCGTCATTGAAAAGAGCGGCTGTGATTGTATCGCCATCTGTAAGTGTGCTTTGTCGTGTATAACTTGTTCCTGCCATGTCTGGTTATCTCCTGCCTGATGGGACGTAATCAACGTATAAGCCGTTAATTGCATAGGGTGCGTTTTGGTCATCACTGGTAATTCTAAAGTTTGCTACGTGTCCACTGCCTTCTACTGCCTGTCTAAACATTGGGTCTTTACTGCCACCAAATGTAGCCGCCGCAAATATTGCTGATCCAAAAGCCGAAGGAATTGGAATACCCTCTACTGGATATAATGGAGGCTGTGGAATATCTAAAGATTCGTAGTCGTATCTAAGTCTTAAAGATGGAAGTATCTGCCCTTCAGGGGAAACAGATATTTTTACGTAGTATAAAGTCTTTCGAGTTCCAATGTCTCCAAAGTCATAATTGGGTGTAGTATACTTTGCACTAATATTAAAAGCTATTCCTGAGTCAGAAAAAGAATTTCCTGTGTCGTGGTTATAGACATAGCCTTTATTATCTCCGTGGAATGTATTTTCTACACCATCTTTGTTAAATCCTGATGTTAATCCTGTTGCTTGTATTCCTTTTGTTTCAGACCACTCAAAACCGTTAGGTGTTAAAGTTCCAATAATGCCTAGTGCAGAAGATGATCCACCTCCTACCTGACTAAAGAATAATCTATACTGAGACTTACTGCGGAGTACTGTGCTTGTAAGTGTAAAGGTGTTTACAGAGTTTGCAAGTGTAGCTATTACTGATTGTATCTGCCTACTTACTGATCCTAATTCAACGTCACCAATACGTGCTGTACCTGCTACTGAACGAATACCATCTGGGCTAAGGAATACTAAGTCACCACCAATCTCCTGAATACTATGAGAGCTAAGGCAACCTACGTTTTGTGTTACTGGAATTATTGCAACAGTACTAGCATTGTTTATATTTATAAGCTTGTGAATACTGTTACGGCAGAAAATCATTAAGTCGTTACGGAAACTTTTAATGCCTACTATTTGATCAGGAAGTAAAATGCTTCCAGAACCTGTGGAAGAAAAACTAGCAGGGTCAAGTGTCCCACTATAAAAGATTGTGTTCTTTGCGCTTGGCGCTCCTGCAACAACTAAATGGCTGTCGTGAATAACACATACTGTAGGGGCTGTTGATCCGCTTACTGTTACTTCTTCTGCAAAGAATGTTCGAGAAGCTAAGCCACCAGTGCCTGTCATATTAAATAAGAAAGGCTTGTTTATCCCATCAGTGATTATAAGCTGACCGTAGTCGCTGTTGCCTTCAAAGATTGTAAAAGTTACTTGGGCTTGTCCAGTTCTTGCATCTACGCTACGGTTACTAAAGGTTGTGAAGTTATCTCCTCCACTAGCTACGCTTGCTTTGTTTAGCTGTAACCAACTTGCTCCATCAACACTAAAGAAAATACCTGTACCGCTACAAACAACTACACCGTCTGCATAAACTTTAAGTCCTAATACAGTTTCACCACCATTAGGTCGATTAGATCCAAAAGCTGAGTAACCATTTATACGTCTGTACCCGCCATCTGGATTCACTTCAAAGTTTAATAACTCTGTAGCAACTCCGGGCTGAGCAAGCATTTCAAGCTGATTAAGGTTGGTGTTTAACCCGCCTCTACAAGAGATACCAAAGGGTTGTGAAGCGGCCATTAAACATACCTCATCCGATCATCTTTAATATATGTAGGCGTAGGCTCAATAAGGTTAGAACGCATACTGCGTAATCCTTTTTTGTAATCATCTAATGCGAATGCCGCCGCCTGTGGATTGTCTTTGAACTGCCAGATATAGTACCTAGCTCTAGCTTGTAGAACACCAGTATACAAATCTGGGAAAACTATATTGTCGCCATGAGCAACTAGTTTTGTTGGTAGTTTCCACGCATAAAACCAAACGCGGTATACCTTATCGGGAATAGGGCTGAGTCCAAACTTACGTGAGTCTGGGCTTCTAATAACGGCAGAAGGAACACCGTAGTTTTGTGTGTCTGCATCGTCTAGGTTCTCTCCAACTCTGCGAAAGTCTTTCCATTCTTCAGTTGTTAAGAATTTAAGGTTGCGACTTATGTACGGAGGAGATTCTCCAGATACGCCTACAGTAGTAAGATAAAAGTTATCCCAATCTATTGAACTGTAGTCGGTTGTAATATTAGAACTAGCAGGTTTTAACTCAAAGAAACGCTGACCTATAACTGTCTCAACAAATACGTTGCCGTACATCGGATCTACTGTGCCACTTTCTGCAACAGATAAGAAAGGCCATTGAGGTTCTTGAGTTATAATATCAAAGTAGGCTCTATTTACTGAGTCTTTAACATGTTGCTGTACGCCTAACGCACTTGAAAAGGTTGATGCAGTTAAGGCAACTTCATTGAGTTCACGAAGAAGTTCATTAGTTAGTTCAAGGTAAGTTGTTGCCATATCTTATTGCGCCTTTGATTTAGTTTCAGTTTCTTTCTTTCCAAAGATAGCATCCCAGTTATCTTCGTATTTCTTTTTGTTCTCTGGCTTATACCAACTTCCTGTATCGCCTAGTATCTTTCCTTTACTTCTGCCTTGTATCATTACAGGCTTTGTGTTGCTTCCAAGTATTGCCATTATAACCTCTTAAAGATCAGGGGGCTTTTACACCCCCTTCTCTAATTGCTTACTTAGTCGATACCGTAGAACGCAGAAACAAGTGCGTCAGGGCGTAAAACTTTAGCACCATAAACGTGCAAACCACGACAGATGTCGCCAAAGCTATCTGGGTCACGAAGAACCTCAGTGCTTGTAATGGTCTGAGCCGTTGCAGTAGAACTCATGTGTCCTGCAAGGATCTGACCTGCGGCATTAGAAGTAGCAGGTACGTTGTTAGACTTGTACATATCAAAACCACGTAGCTTACCAGAAGATACCAATCCATTGCGGATTCCACCTTGTCCGGCGTTGAAGTCTACAGACATTAACTTAGAGCTAGATTGTCCAAGTTGCTCGTAGAAGCTAGGTGGTGCCAAGAACCAACGTCCTTCCTCTGGGATGTTTTGCTCGTCAAGAAGACGCGCCATGTGTGCCATGACATCCAAAGGATCATGCTCGTTAGAACCGAAACCAATGTCCAAGTTACCAGTGCCGTCAAGAGTTCCTGCGGCTAGGTCAGTAGCACTATCGCTACCAAGGATGTGGTTAGGGCTTGAAGCTGAAACACCTGCAAACATCTTAGCAATTACACCTGCGTCAAATGCGTCACGCAAAGCGTAAGCGGCAGATGAAGATGCAACTTCTTTAAAGTTTACGTGAGACATAGCTGTTTCAATATCATCAACTTTGAACTTGAATGCGTTAGCAATATCAACGATCAAAGTAGTTTCAATGTCAGTCAGCTTAGTCTGAGCTACGTCAGCGCCACGCTCATAAGCGGCTACAGTGATTACTGGCTCTTTGATGATCTTTACAGAGTCACCGAAACCTGTGATTTCACCACTGTAATCAGTGTTGGTAATTGCTTCAGCTACCGATGCCTTACGGAAGAAGTTAAGAACCTTCTTAGAAAAGACTGAGGGTAGGAAGAAGCTGTTAGTTTGACCAGTAACTGAGTTACCAAAGTTACCGTTTGTGTCTGTACTTTGCTCAAATAGAGCGTCTGATGTGTTAAAAGCCATGTTATGTTACTCCAAAAAAAGACAATAATATTTAATCTACTATCCTGCCTTCCATAATAGCTAGGTCAATATCGGCTTCATACTTGTCGAATTGAGCCATAGACAGTTTAGTGATTTCCCGTTGTGACCAAATCTTAGGCTCTTTGGAATCTATTTGAGTAGTTCTCGTAGATACCATGTCTGCCGCTGAAGATTTGGGGGCTTGTGATTTTCTTGTCTTCTGCTTACTTCCAATTTTAATACCATTTTCCATCTTATAAAGATCAATAGCTTTTATCGCTAATGAAACATTGTCTGGGTTTTCATAGATCCAACCTTGAATTGCTTCTGGTTGTTCCTTAGCCCATTCGTGAAACTTGTCATCGCCTCGTATATCCTCAAAATCAGGATGTCGAGAACGCAGTGTAGTCTCCGCTTCTTTACGTTGGATGTTTGCTTCTCGTTCTTCAAGAACAGACATCTTAGTTTTTAAAGCTTGTAGTTGCTGTTCACTTTGTAAGTGTGCAACGGTTTCTACAGTTTCATATAGATCAGGATATTCTGCTTTAAAACTTTCAAGTTCTTCGGTTGACTTAGGCGGGGCATACGCAGGTTGCGTTTCTTGTGCCATCGCTGTAAGCTGTAGTTCTTTCTGTTTAAAATCAGCTATCTTCTGGTCGTAGTGCTTCTTTAGATCATCGTATCGTTTTTTATAATTTGTATTTCCTTTGGGAGCCTCTGCTTGTTCAGGGGCCGCAGAGCGGGTAGCCTGTGAGGGTTCTTCAAAGAAAAGCGTATCTGCTTTACCTCTACTTGGGGCATCTGGTGTGTGCCAGTCCTTCTTAGAGTTATACGGATTCGCAGTTGGTTCTTCCATTTGTTCGTTTGCAGTTGACATATTGATCACACTCCTGTTGGGGCTTGCTAGTCTTTCAAGGTGGCTATATTACTCGCGTTTGTAATATAGGGTCTTGATACTTCAAGGTGGCCTCTAGGTAAAAAAAATAATAAAGGGTTCAGCGAACTGAAGTAGCTTTATCGTATACTTGGCATTTGGTTAGCAGAGATCATTTGTTTCTTAACCTCTTCTTCACTATCATACGAATCCATATCGTCTTCGCTTGTTAGACCTCCAAATGCTTTCTTCATCATATAACCACCATCAAAGGCTTTCTCAGCTTCGTCCATCATAGTTTGTAGCTGATCAGCGCCCATTTGATCGGTAGCTTTTTTGGTGAAAACAAATTCACCGTCCGATAACCTTGCGGGAATCGAATCTGATACTCCAGTGCCAAGGCCACTTACTTCGCCTTCGCCAGAGAACTCTCCTGCAACATCCATGACCTTATCAAAGATGCCACTTAGACGTTCGTCAGTTTCTAGAACGCCCATTAAATATTCTTGCTCTTCTGTATCTAAAGACTCGCCTAGTACATAGCCTACGTAGTCTTCTTCCATCTCATCATCTGGTAGCTGTGAAGCTTCTGCCGCTTCTTTCTCATCTTCTGGGATGTTGTCGTATGTGTCTTCAGGCATCTCGTCTTCCATTTCCATTTCAGGAGGCATGAGCATAGAGCCTTCAGCGTACTTTAGTTTTCCACCTACATTTTTAGCTTCGCGTACATTATACTCACGACCTTCAAATTCGAAAAACTCTGCTTTTTCTTTTTTAGCTTCTCGTTGAGCTTCTCTAAAAGCTTTTCCACTATCACTATCTTTTTTATAGGTAGGATAGTCTTCAGGATTTATTCTTTCTTCTTCAGAGTCTGACATGACTGCAAGAGTCCCTGAACCGCCTAATAATGTTCCTACTCCTAATCCTGTTGCTCCAGTTACAGCTTTATCATCTCTTGAAGTTTTTGTAGCTCGTATTAAAGATTTAGTTTTTTCTTGATTTTCAGTTGCAGATTTTAAAACGCTTGTTACAAAAGCATCTAAATCGCCTTTGCCCCCACCACCAGTAGCATAGTTTTCAAACTTGTTTAAATCCCGCTGTTCAGACTTATTGTTTTTTAAAATTTGGTTAAGTTTATCAAAATTATTATCTTTGACATCATTAATAGCTGTTTGTATTTCTGCTCTTTTAGGTTCTTTTCCTTTTTGAACACTTTTGCTTTTTTTCACAGCCTCTACAATTAATTTTATTATGCCGCCTCCCCTATACTCTTCACGTTCAGGAGAACTTAACATAGAGCCACCAGACATTTTGCCTTTACGTTTATCTTCAGGAGACATGAATTGTTCAGGAGCTTCTTCAAGTTCTTGGATTGTGCCTCCGTCTTTATACGCGCCACGTTTTTGCATTTGCTTCATGTAACGCTTATCGTCAACGGATTCACCGCCCATGTTATACATCTTATTCATATCTAAGCACCCTCTGCTCTTTGTTTAGCTTCTTGTATTTGTTCTTTCAGTTGTAGCAAATTACCCAGAGAACTCACTCTCCCCTGCTTGCGGTACAGTTCCAGTTCCGATGTTGCCACCGCCAGTGCCTGTAGCTCCAAGGTTCGGAGGTTGTTGAGATGCTCCTTGAGGGCCTCCCATAGCTCCCTGTTGTTCGTCAGGGCCGACAGCTTCGCCGCCATTTGCTTGTCCAACATTTTGCGCTCCTATAATTTGTGCCATCATTGCCGCTTCTTCTGGATCGTTAAGGATCTCATCAGGGTCAAGATCAAGGCTGTAAGCTAATTCACTTACAATCTTAGAGATCTTAACGAACGGTGCAATAGCAGGATTCTGAGCAGTCTGTAAGAACATTGTTAGTCGCTGACTGCGTACTTCTTTTTGCATGAGGCTGTTTGTACCCATTGCATTTACTTCTAAATCACCTTCAATAGCTAACTCGCCTTCAAAGAACTGCATGTTCCACTGGTAATATGATCTTCCTAGTGGACGTAACAAGAAATCATCTATGTTCTTAACTACAGTTTTAATGTTAAGACTTGCCGCACCTAGTAGCATCGACATACCAGAGGCTGTACGAGTCATAGACTGTACGCCTGTCTGTCCGTGAGAGTAACTAGGTATACCTGTCTGCTCATCTGCAAGCTGACGGAACTTATCGAACATCTGCAAGTTTTCTTGTGTTGTATTAGGGAACTTAATGCCATGAATAGCTTGACCTTGCATTCCTGACTGCCTTCTAAACACTTTTCCGGGATATATTTCCATAGATTGTCCACCTACTAGGGCAGACTCATCAACGTCAAAGACTACTGAGCCAGATAGCGCAAGATTATCAATAGCCATACGTGCATGACCATTCATTATTTGTTGCGAATCGTCCATATTCTCAGCAACGCCAATACCAAAGAAAGAATAAGGATTACGCTCGTAAGGAAAGGCATTGTATGGGAGTCTGTACGGAGTGAATGGATTAACAACCCCACGTAACAGCTTGCCATTACTAACCCAAGCATTAACCTGTACTTCATCTAAATCGTCTACCTCGTCTGGGAGTTCCATTCCTGCTTCTCTAGCGTATTGTGCGTCCATTACGCCCCAGTACTCCAATACTTCAAAAAGCCCATCACCATACTCTTCTGTGTGGTGGTTGTCCTTCAATTCAGTCTCATAGTCTTTTTCAGTGTAGTTAGATCCCATAACTAAACATTCGCGGATCTGATCTTTGTTGAAATGAGGTAGCTTTGCTAGACCTCTAAGCTGTGAGCGGTTCATTTTGTGGCGGTGAAAAGTGTATTCGCAGTCTTCCATTGTTGTTGCATTAGGATCTGGAAAGAAGTCCCAGATACTTACAAACTCAATGCGCGGTACACGTACTGATAG